ATAGTATGCCTGTCATCATCCAGCATTACAACTGGTGATAACCAATAGACACAATCCTCATCAAAATCATCATCAATAGTATATTTAAGAAACTCAACATAAGAAATAGGTCTTGCGATTGCGTTTCTTAAATCACTCTTTGCAGAGTATATTGTGTGTGGTGCGATGATAATCTCTGCATCAATAACCTCATCAAAGTAATAAGTTATTGTGTTAGGTGTGTACTTATCATTACCACCAAAACCTACAAAATCACCTTGAAAAATGTGATCTGTGCGTGGTAGATTATCAAGGCATTTGTGTAAGATAGTGGCTACATTACCTTGATGATTAGTATCAATTTCCTCATGGGAATGATTGATCTTAATTTTAACTTTATTGAAGACAGATTTAGTGCCTACAAAAAACTTTCCATTTGAAGGATTAGTCCCCCAAACTATTGCTGGAGCTCCGTCAATCTTCGCTGAAATGTTACTCTCAGCGATAAACCAGTCCAGTACAGATAGATCACCAGTTAGGATGCTATCTTCAGGGTGTTCGATGTGAGTATTTTTCATACTTATAGTATAGCATAAAAAAGACCCCATTCAAGGGGCCTTGTGACACTTTTTGAACTGGTTTAGTTAAATGCTTTGTTATAAGAATCTTTAACATAACCAGCAGTAAAGTTATATCCTTTTACCAAATCTTCCCAAAGTTGTTGTGTTTCAAACTGATGAATCTGCCAACGAACTTTGAAATCAGAGATGTAATCTTCAACCTTTAAGTTAGGTTGAGAAGGACGTACTTTCACAGGAGTGTCAACCTTTTTAACTTCAGTTTTAGGTGCTTCTTTTACTTTTTCCACTTTAATTTGTGCGGTTGAAGTATTTATTTTAGAAGCAGACTTTCTTCTTGAAGTTGTAGTCTTTCTTGTGCGTGTCTTGCGTGGTGTTGCAGGAGTAGCAGTGGTGGAAGACTTACGAGGCATAAACGTAAAATTCGTTTGGACTCCTTCATTATAGTTCATTGAGAGCATTGGTCAATCCATTGTGTACCACTTTATCAACTGGCACACCCAGCCTCTGTTGTATTAAGTTACCATAATCCTCATGTAATTCGCACCCTAAGTAATATCTTCCTAATGATTTTGCGACCATTGCAGTAGTTCCAGATCCCATAAATGGATCAAGAATAATATCATTAACTTGTGACCCTGCTAATATACATGGTTCAATCAAATCTGGTGGAAATACTGCAAAGTGACTGCCCTTATATGGTTTATTTGTTATACTCCAAACAGACCTTTTATTCTTTGTTGGATATGATTTAGTGAGTCCAGAATGGGGTTGTAATCCTGTACCTTTATTATGATATTTCCCTTTAGTTCTATCACGAGTACCCCAATCTTTTGCTGGTTCCTTGATACTTTCATTGTCGTAATAATACTTCTTGTTCTTACTTAAGAGGAACAAATACTCATGTGATTTTGTACATCTATCACGCACACTTTCTGGCATTGGATTAGGTTTATGCCATATAATATCTTGTCTTAAATACCATCCATCTGCTCTTAATGCAAACGCAAGCATCCAAGGTATTCCAATTAAATCTTTTTCTTTTAACCCATCTAATTTATTACCTCGTCTTGCACATTTGTCTGGTAAATCTTGTTTAGTAGCAGAGACAGTTTGTTTCACTAATGCCTGACCTTTTCCTGGTCTATAGTTATAGTAACTGTCACCAATATTCACCCATAATGTACCATCATCAGTCAAACAGTTTCTAACACTGCGGAATATATTCACGAGGTTTTGAATATACTCTTCTGGTGTATCTTCCTGACCTATTTGATTACTTTCATCACCATAATTTCTCAAACCATAATAAGGTGGAGATGTTACGCACATCCTCACCTTTTCATCAATTTGTGATAGTGTCTCACGACAATCACCAAATAATATAGTATCTTTCATCAGTAATCTTTGAGCCTACCCTCTTGTGATTTGTACATATCAAGACTTGCTTGTTCTCTTCTATTCTTTACATATTCTAACTCATGCCAACAATTTTCCACGCATAGTAATAATGTATGAATCATTTTATGCCTCATTGGTTTACCACTTGTATACACGCATGATGGTTTTGGTTTAACATTAGTTTCAATAGTAATATACCTTGAAATAGTATTCCATCCTTGTTTTATACGTTTTTCATTATCAACTGGGTCACCCTTAAAATATACCCAACCCTCTTCAATGTCTCCATTTGGTCTATTCCAAATGACGTAATCATCTACTTGAGGTTCATACATTAGCGGTCTAATTGTGGTAAACCTTCATCACGAGTTTGAGAAGGAACTGCTCTCAATCTATTAGGTGCAATACCATCATCCATATAAGCATTTAATTGAGCATCACAATCCTCTTTAGTTAAAGAGTCTGTAGTTGGGTCAATACTTGTCCATCCATTTGTAGACAGTTCTTGTATTTTCCATCTTTTTTCTGCAGCCATTAGATAATAATCTCCGAACTAATTGTATATATTAAAATACCCTATCAGTATAACCGATAGGGTACTATTTGTCAAATAAGGAACTCAGCAATGTAGTAATCAACAGTGATTTCTAACGCTGCTGCCTCCTTTTCACATTCTTCAATAAACTTCTCAATCATTTCATCAGTTTGGTTTAAATGATCTTTATTCACGAAACTACCTCCTTGTTCCTATGACTATAATAAGATAAAGGTTCTAGTTTATGAACTCCAACATTTTGTCCAGATACATCAGGGTGATTGTTAATTTCCTCACCTGATTTGTTAAATGATTTGTCTAACATTGGCACATAAAGTTCGCCATCATCTTTTAACATAGCGAGCATATTATTGAACCACTCATTGTTCATGTGATGCTCTTCAAACGTCAACCCTGTGATGTAAGATTGACTCCACTCGTGATGGTATGCCATTAATAAAGTAATGAAAAGGCTAGCGGATGTTAGTTCTTTCTTGGGTTGCGATCCCAGAGGCACATCCATCTCCTCGTTCCTCTGTGTTGTGTGTTGGTAGTTTCCTATCGCCTCCAATCCTGAAACTACCAAAGGGGATTGCAGCAGTTGAGATCCCTCAACATTTATATAATAGTGTATTCACGAGGGAAAGTCAAGTAACAGTGGACAGTTCCCGAATTGCCACCATGTTGGTGAAGAGCCCCTCCATGTTATAGAACAACTTATAATTCTCTGTTGTCACATAATGACCTTTAATGTCATTGCCATCACAATGCCATCCATAAGACTTAACTTTCTCTTCTATTCCATCTATTCTTAATTTTTTACGACCATCTAGGTAAGAATGGTAACGCTCGTCTAAATTAATCATAGTTTTATGGTGGTATGTGAGGATATTATAACATAATATATGTAATATATCTATGACTTTAATGATCTCTTTAGAGTCATGCAACACTATTTAATAAAATCTATCTCCATTGTAATCTCTTCCTACTTCTACTTCAATCGTATCAAAGATCCTATTTAATGATTGAGCAAATATTCTGTAACCAGATCCAACATATAATTGGCCTGCCACTACAGAGAATGTTGCAATACCCCAGAATAGATAATAAAATCTGGACTTGACTTGATTCCTCACTTTTTCTTTACTTAACATAATTAATCCTCAATAAATTTTCTAGGGTTGTGCATATTCTTAGTCATCTCAATCACATAGTCTCTAATCTGCATTAAGTCATCATAACATTGCTGATTGTATGCACAACTACGAAGATGATTATCAGGTTTCATTAACGACTCTATGAAGATAGCATGAGCAGCATCCCATCTCTCATAAGGAGTTAATTTTTTATCTAGTGTTTTTTGATCTTTCA